CATTGGACTCAACAAAGAGTATGACTGTTACGGTTGCTACACCAGACCAGTCATACTCTTTGTTGAGTCCAATGTTTTCAGTGAGGGACAGTAAGCTAAATCTCTCGTCTACCTTTGTTGAATATTTCGAAGCTAAATTAATTGCCATTGAATATCACTCCTTAATTAAATTGAGTCGAACCCATCTAAGAAATCATCATGCTTTGTGTTGTCCGATCCATTCACAGACACACTTCCAACAGGTGCTTTCTTTGCGTTCTCTGCGTTTTGTTTGAATATCTTTAACTCGTTCACCAGGTCTTGGTTTTGCTGCATGTTATAGGCTACGATTAAATCCATGCCATTGTTGACTTTGGCCCACGTTTCGGGCTTTATTGCATCCGCTTTTACTTCTGGAAAATTACTAGCGAAATCAGCATACATTTTGTTTTCGCGTTGTTGTTGTGCTGTGGTTGTTTCCTTTTCAACTAAAGCCCTTTCTTTTTGGGCTAACTCATGCTCCTTTTGAATCTGTGCAGGAGTTAAGCCCTGCGCCTCTGCTGTTCGTTCGTAATGCGTTTGATAGAGTGCATCTAAAAGCTCATCATCGGTTTGGTATCCGAGTAGCTTAGAGATTTCTTCCACCTTGCTATACTTGGCTAGAGCAGGGTTGTTTTGAATTGCCTCAAACTTCTCTTGTAGCTTGTCATAGTTGAGCCCCTTCTGTGCCAGTGGTACGACATCATCAAGGGAGTATTCCTTTTCTTCGTGGTTGTACTTTAGCTTTACTTTAGGGCTTTCCACTTCCTCGGTTGGTTTGGTTTCCTCTACCGATTCTGTGGGTTCTGTCTCTGTGGTTTCGGTCCCGACTTCTTCAATTGCATCATTCTCTAGGGTTATTTCCTCGAAGTCTGTTCCTCCACCAATTTCTGCTTCTGCGTCCCTGTATGGTTGCAAGGACAATTTCCTGAATAACATAGAATCTCTCCTTCGCCCTATGGTTGGGGCTTAATTTATATAAAAAATAAGCCTTTCGGCTTGCGTGTTGAGCTTATTTAATATGCGTTCCCTCTACCCCTCGGTTTTCCCTACCGATTGTTCTTTTTCTCAGCCACAACAAGGCTTCCTCGAGCTTAGTAATAGCAATAGCATTATCCCTGCAAGCGAATTCGGTTTTCTGAAAATGTTCAAGTCTGGTAATGACCATTGCTATTAAATCCTCGTTGCATACTCCATTTACGCCACACTCCATGGTCGGACCTTCTTGGAAATGAATAACACTCAGCGATTCCCTATCTTCATCACCTTCTCTGTCATGGCTTTCGCATACGATAAAATAATGCGGTGCATTATATTTCATCTCTTCGGGGTTTTCGTGCCATACCTCCGTATATTTATTGGTTAATAGATCGTGTTTAAGTTTTTCCATTAAACTAAATCATCCTTTCTTGTTGTTGCATGGAGTTTTTAATATCATCTTGCATGAGCTTCATAATAGTTGCTTCCTGCTCCTCTGGTGGTAGTTGCATGATCTTCTGTTGCACCTCTTCGGGCTGTGATTCAAGCCAACTCGCCATTTGTTCATATTGCGCTTCCTTGTCTTGCCTTTGCACTTGCGCTTCCTGCTGTTGCTGTTCAATCTGCTTTTGTAGATTATCCTTAACTCTCTCTATAAGATCATCGTTGCTGTAATCTTTCGGTAGAGTTTCGAGGAAGTCTATCATGGTGAATAGAGGATCATTCCGACTCAATAGATTGTTGAGCATTTCAACCTGCTGCACTTCAGAGTAGAAAGTTGAGGGTCCTACATCACACTTAACATTCAACCATAGATTCTTCAACTGAGAGAAGTCAAACATCTCTCTGTGCCTAATCCCTTTATCATTGACGATAATTGGTCTTAGTCCGTAGTTCGTACCCATCATATCTACTAAGATTCTACCTATATCTTCAATCCACTCATAGAGGTTAGAGCGTGGATTCTCAATAGGGATAGATGCTTGACGTACTGTTGTTGCTATGGCTGCGCCTGATGCTTGTTCAGGGTTGACATTCCCCAGTGTACTATCATTAATGCCTAACATTTCTTTGGTGTAGTTGATTGCCATTTCTATGACTTTGATAATCTCGCCACTCATAACCCCAGGGTTCAATTGCCCAACATAATTCATGATATTTTCACCAGGCATAGCACCATGCACACCGATGGCTCCGGCTATCATGTTTGTGATCCCTGAGATTTTATCAGCATTGTAGATACGTTTTGGGAATGCTGCGTTCATAAGATGATACATCACCATAGCGAATTGCCTATTGATATAGATTTGATTAGGGATTATATCGGTGCATAACGCCCTACCGTGGTATTGATTCTCTTGTTTCTCCCAACATAGCCCGGCTACCGGGTAATGAGATAAGCCAAGGTCAACATCTTTATACATATAGGCTGATTCTGTACATTTTGTGGCTAAGATTGTGTCTTTGTCAGGATCATAGGTATAGAGGATGAGGTATAAGGCCTTTCCATTGTCATCCGAATTGATCTCAATCTGTGACATTTCCCCTGCTTCATATTGAGTGTCGGTATCAGATTGGATTTGTTCTTCTTCCGATTTGTACCTTTTGAATTGCTTAGCCTCTCGCTTTAGACGCTTAACCGATTCTCTTCCTGTTATACCTACATAAGGTTGTGTGTCGGTTGAAATGATGGGGTTATTAGGATTGCCTAAAAAAGTGTTTGTTCCATTCACCAACTCAAACTCTATCTCTCCCTGTACTTCACCGAACATCCCACCATAGGGCTTTTTGTTCATGTTAAAGTATAGGTGTCCGTATATATCCCCCATCTGTGCAGACTTAAACAGCGCATCTCTTATCCTATTGTCCATCTTGAACTTTTCAAAGAGGTTGGAAATCTCCCCACCTGCTATGTCTGATGCGTGTTGTTGCTCTTGCATCTCTGGCGTTTGTTGAGATTCTTCCTCTGCATATTCAAGGGGCTCAAGGTTGATAGATGTCTTACTGCTAGTAATAGAAGCAACAAAGAAGGTTATAGCCCTCTTAATGATATTGAATACTGGCGTAGGCATTCCGTTTGACTCTACATTGCGCCACTGATTGCCATTGTACATTTCTATATTAAGGTTGACGCTCTCATTATAAGGGGGTTCTAGTGAGTTGTTGTACTTCCTGCCATCTAAAAGCTTTTGCCATTCGCTTAATCGTTCGCTCAATTATCCACCCTCCTTCCTAACGCTACATCATAATCATAGTTCATGACGTTCTCCACGCCCTTCATACGCCTTTGTAGCTCTCGTTCTTCCTGCTCTGTAAGTTTGTTCACTATGTCGGTTTTGCGTTGCCTACGACCTAGATAATAGGCTGTAGCGAGGCATAGCAAAAAACCCAGTGTTCCCACTGAGCCTATGAGGATATCCATTCTTTTCACCTACTTTTAAGACGTTTTATGTCCTCCCACGGTGGACTTTCAAGGTATTTAATCATGATTATCGCTCAATGCCTACTCCTGCAACAATTCCCAATGTAACACACTCCACTTGTGTAACATTCGCTACCACTGGAAGAACTCTTGAGGCATCTCTCTACCTAGATCATTGAGCATCTTATTAAGCTTTCCCTCCTTGCTCTCAGGATCAATTTCATTAGGCTTAGTCATTAGATTGTCCCTCATATAATTTCCTAACCCGGTTAAGGCATCTGCACCATCATCATGTTTGTTCTTGCCCATCTTCACATATGAGGTCAGTTGACGCATGAACTTATCATAATCGCTACCCGGTTCATAATCTTTGCGGAAATAGAAATACTCTTTGACATAACCTGCACACATTAATATACGAGTCTCTTTATTTGTTGTAGCGTTGCACGTTATGACAGAGCAATAGCTCTTACCCTTGATGAGTTTTGCCACATTACGAGAGTATTGATAGCCACCATTATTACTTTCTATCTGCATGAGTTGAGTTTTTGTATCTATGATCTGCTGTGCTACTAAAGGTTCTGTAATCTCTACACCGTCCTGCGAAAAGACAACATCAGTTATATAGGTATATTCATTAAACCTTCTACCAATAAGCGAACACAGGTAATCCTCGCCCTTATCGGCTGTATCCGTAAAGCCTATGATCCCATCAGGTTGCTTTGTTGCTATGTCCGTTAGTGTGAATCTGTTCAACTCTTCTATAGGATAGAGTAACCCTTTAGACTCAATAGGGTGCTGCATAAATTCAGCTTCCCAAATAAAGTCCTCTGTGATCTTCTTTAATGAGTGATATTCAGGCGTTGTCTTGATCTCAGAGCAGAAGGTTTCTCCATCCTCAGTAAGTGCCGATATGCTCAATACTTTCATATTAGGTTTATAGGCTTCACTGTCAGGGTCTGTGAGATGTCCTATAGGGTCCTTACGCGTCCACCTTGTTGCTATGTGTATCTCCGGGCATCCTGTTTCTAATCGTGACATATGGGTGGAGCCGTACCAATTCCATATATTATCAATGACGGTTTCGGATAGAGCTTCTTCAATGTTCTTCACCGGATCGTCAAGGATTGCAATAGTCTTACATCCAAAACCAGTAATAGGGCCGCCAACCCCTGCGCAAAAGTATGCAGGTTGAGTGTTATTATTAATCGTCCAGTTATCTATGGCACCCTTAGCAGTTATGCCAGGGAAAACCTTCTTATACTTAGGATCAGAGATGATACCATCTCGTATGTCCTTACTGAACTTCTCCGCTAGTTTGGCAGCATATGAATTACGCATAATAGAACCGTTAGTGTCCCTACCTAACATCCACGCACAGAAGAGAGAGGTTATATAGCTCTTTCCTGCCCTTGGGGGCATTGATACTGCCAGTTCTTTTACTTTACCTTCCGCAACCTCCTGAAAGGCATCAGCAATTAGCCTTAGATGAGGCTTACCGGGTGTGAAGAATGATGGGTCCATATATACGCAAAAATCATAAAAGCATTGTCTTGCTAATTCAATCTGTGCTTGCTCTGCTATTTCCTTGATTTGTTCATTAGTCAGCTTGTTTAAGTTTAGCAAGCTGTCTCAACTCCTCAACGGTTAAACCGGATAAATCTATTTTACTATCTGTTTGTATTGGCCCTCCACCTGATCCGCTAACCTCTGTCTTTTCAGTGAATAGCTTTAAGTGCTTCCCTAATAGCTCATATGCTTTTAGGGTATCTGATTCTCTTATCCCTTCTCTATCGGCAATTGCTTTGATCCCATTCAAGACATACTCAGCCGTGATACCTGTCTTGTTAGCCCTATCCTTCATAGCTTTTTCAATGGCTAGGTTCAGTTGAGGTTTTCTAAGGTTTTCATATCCAATAACCTCTGCTGTCTTAGGAGAGTAACCTGCACGAATGGCCGCTTGCGTAGCATTCAAGTCAATCATATATTCCTGTATAAATCTCTCCTGCTTTGCTGTTAGTGCCATTGTGATTACCTCCTAAATCAATCTCTTATTCCATAAAAATGCCTCGATTACTCTTCATCTGTCGATCAAAGACACCAAATACCTCACTATCTTCATATCTCCCCACAACCCCTTCTTCATCCCTACACCTATGCTCTTCTCTATCCCATTTAATGCAGGTTGCACAGTTCACCCTAGAGGTCGGGTCATTTATCCTCATAAACTCTCTGCACGTTCTTGTATCTGCCATTGTTCACACCTTCTTTATCATACTTCATTCTGATATTTCAAGATGCTCATTAATGATGTGACTTGCGTAGATATAGCCCTTAAAGAATCCCTTCCACTCGTGTACATAGCCTCTTTGAGATCACGATTATATTTAAGCTCAGCTGTATTGCCTCTCGCTATATCTCCTATTAGCGTTACGCTCATGCCCTCAGATTTCAGTTTAACTATCTCAATAGCTAACGCTCTTCTATAATCCCTCTCTGCCTCTGCATTTGCTTTAGCTAGGAGAAATAAAGCGTCAGCACCTTTACTTAGTCTTAGACTTGCTTGATGTATTTCTAGGGTAATGTCTGTTAGTTCCATATTTAACCTCAAAAATAATTTTAAATTATCTCTATTTATCTATTGACGTACGTGACGTTCATGTGTTATTATTAACCCATCAAAGGAATTGAGGGAGGAAATAAAATGTTAGTTATCGTTAATCAGCCTACCAAAAAGGGAATTAAGACTATTTCGGGAAAACTTATTCAAGATGGGGCGACGGTGATTACGGCTGTTGTCTATGACTCTAAGGGCTCTTCGAGCATTAAGAGATTTCAAAAGTCAAAGGTCTCTAGCTATAGAATAGTTGAGGAGGCAATCTAATGGCGCAACCCAAAGTAAGACTTCCCCTCGATCTCACTATAGACGAATCACAGCGACTCGAATCTATCTGCAAATCCCTTGGTATTACTAAAATAGAATTTCTTAGAAGAGCTTTAGCTCAAGTAGAGAAGGAGGAAAAATAATGAAAATTAGATTCTGCACAGAACTTGATAAACTGCTGCACAAGTTAGACTATGCTAAAAATTTTAATCCAAGGAATATACCGTATTGGGAAGAAAGAATCGAGCATCATAAATGCGAATGCACCATCTGTCATTAAGCCACTCTTCGGAGTGGTTTTTCTTTTACATAGAAATAGCGCACCTGCTTTAGATGCGCTATTCAATAATATTATTCGATACTATTATTATATCACTTTGATATCATAAATGTTCTTGGAATTTATAAATCTATTGGCTCCATCAATCTTTTTTGTGTTGCCATCAAAACCAAGTAAAAAATCATATTATCCTTCCAGACATACCCTAGGCTTTGGCTAATGTGCATTTCTTCCGATACTCTACTTATCGGCTTATGCTGAAAGTAAACTCCATTCACTAAGGTTCTGTACTCCCCCGGCATTCTCCTCAACGCATCTTCTATGAGATCCGGCCACCCTGTTTCTAACTGTGCTAATCTCATTCCCTTACTCTGTGTTGTGTTGCCTATCTCTCCACCCGACACGCTCACATCCGGATAGTGTGATCCATTCATTATATCGTCACGCTGCTCATTTAGTGTCTTCATTTTTTGAGGATAGGAGTATAATTCAGTTTCGATTCTCCTCACTATTTGTCGTGATATAAGGGCCATACTAATCCCCTCATTCCCCCTGCTTGCCTACTGGCTTAGCAGGGATATATTTACTCCAAAGTTCTGATATTAGGTGATCTCTTTGTTTAA